GTCAATAGATAAATCATTAGCAAGATAATTAACGATTGGCTCGTAATACTCTTGCTTCATGTGATCATTAAGCAAAATGTTTATTGGCTTCTTAGGCTGTTTATATGGCTCTATCATATCGTCACCCAGTATCTCTCTAGTGTTGATTGGCTCTCTAAGTCCCCGCTCTAAACATTGCTTTCTTAATTCTTCTACAAATAATAAGTGCTGCTCATGCCTTAATTCAAAATCAATATCTGGATCGCTTCTGTTCTCTACCCAGCCATTAGTTATAAAACAAATAAATTGTGGAAGAGGCTCCATAAAAATAACCTCACATTTATCAAATTTATTTAAAACGTTATCGATGTAAGTCTTAACAACTTCTGCTGCATTTAAGTATCCAGGCAGATGCTTCTGAGGAAGCCAGTTTCTGATATCTATATATCCAAGCCAAGGGACAATTACATTGCCTTCCTCGTTCCAAGTATCGAGTATAAATTTCTGTGTACCACTTGCAAAGTTTTCAAAATCAAAGTTTAATGCTGACCTGCCTGGGTGAGAAGACATCCATATCCTTAAGTCTTTATCCTCATGTGTCTTTAAATAATCTTTTAGCCATATGTCTCTTCCATCTTCTAAGATATGGGTTACATAGTTTTGCTCAGAATACTGGTACTCTAATTTTCTATTTTTAAAAAAGAAAACATCTGGTACACAGTTTCCTATCTTAGATGTGTGAGAATCTCCAATTACTAATATGTTTTTCATGCTATCGCACTATCCTTGTATTATAAGTTTTTTCCCATTGAGCAACATCTATCTCGTCATTAAGAAGCGGCTGCCCCTTGATGTTTAAGCTTGTATTAAGAAGCACTGGAACTCCTGTCTGTAAATAAAATTTGTTTAAAACTCTCCACAGTCCACGATGCTGTGATCTGTTTACTGTTTGAACTCTTGAGGTTCCATCAATGTGAACAACAGATGGTATCTTTGTTGGCTGTGTACACCTAACAGTATACTGCATGTATGGACTTGTGAAGTCCATGTCAAACCATTTAGAAGCATGCTCTTCCATAACAACTGGAGCAAATGGTCTAAATAGCTCTCTTTGCTTAATCAGGTTAACTTTGTCTTTTATAAGTGGATCTCTGGGGTCTGCTAATATACTTCTGTTTCCTAGTGCTCTTGGACCATATTCAGCTTTACCATTAGCTACTGCAACTATACCGTCTTTTATTATTGCTTTAACTATATCGTCAACGGGATATTCTTTACCTAAGTCATATCCTAAATATGGGCTTTCCCAATCTAAATGTTTACCGTACATGGCGGCTGCGGCTCCTAGTGAGCTACCTGCATCTCCTGGGTTTGGCATAATCCACACGTCTTTAAATATGCCCCACAGCATTGTATTGGCTGATGAATTTAATGCACACCCACCCATAAATACTAGATTTGTTTTACCAGTAATCTTTTTGGCCCATACCATATAGTCAAATAATCTTTTTTCATATACAAACTGAACTGCTGCTGCTATATCAAACTTGTCTTGTTCTGATATTGGCTCTTGCCAATCGCTAATACCTTTATGAAAGTTATATTTTTGATAGCTAATTGATGGAAAATATGAATCTACCTTCTGATAGTACCTTCTCCAGTTACCGTATCCAGCCATTCCCATCATTATGTATTCTTCTTGGTTTGGCTTTAGGCCTATCATCTTAGTAAATGCAGAGTAAAATAGGCCAAAGCTAAATGGGTAGTTGTCTTTGTGTACCTGCTTTACCGACTCTCCCTCTCCAACCCATATAGTAGATGTATTATATTCTCCAATTGCATCTAGTACTACTATTGCAGCATCTGTAAACTTGCTGGTATAGTATCCCGCACATGCATGCGAGTAGTGGTGTTTGAATGATTTTCTAGGGACGCCGTCCATATTAAAACGTGGCTTCCAGTCTCCAGATCCACCCTTTAAAAATAGCCTGGTGGCCTTTAGAAGAGGTTTCTCGTAATAGGCTATAGCATCAGGTACCCCGTAAGACAAAGCATCATTAACTAAACTATCGTTGATATACCAATCATTCTTTATTTTGCTATATCTTTCTGCATGACCCGCAAACAGTATTTTTCCATCTTCAATTAAGGATACAGAAGCATCGTGAGAAGTTTCATTGACTCCTAATATTCTCATTAATATATAAACCTATTCTTTTTTTTCTTTTTAAATTTTTTTAAAAAAACATGTATGTAGTATTTAATAGCTATCATATTTTTCTCCTATTTATTTCTTCTAAAAATGCTTCATAATAATGAATGTGTCTGTGTGAACCAAAGTGTGCGTGTTCTAAACCTAAAGATCTATCGTTAGCCATGTGAAAGGTATCCGAGTCTGAGTATTCTTTGTGACACTCAACTGGTATTTTACCATAGTCTCCCTGACTAACAGAGACATCAAACACTTTGTCTGTAAGGTTTTCAGGATCATATAACCAGTTATTTGCCTTTATGTCTATATACTCTTTAAAAAAATTTTCATTTTTTATTTTATTAATAACTCTTTCAGCGCCAGAATCCCAGGTGCTCCATATAAACTTAATTCCCGCAACATCACAATACTGAGAAAGCATATTAATCATCTGAGCAGAATACATATGGGATATCTCTTGGCTGATTACCTCATCGGCTATCAAAGGTCTTTTAAAATAATCAATCTTTGATTGGTTAGGATCTATAGCTGCACTATTTTTTGACATAAAGCTTAAGTACTCTATAGTTCTTGAGTCACTTCCGCCGTCTCTTGCCCAATCAAATGTTTTTTGATCGTACGCATTATAAAACTCACGAGTTGCAATCGTTTTGGGATTATTATAGGTTAAGAACCTGTCAAAGTCTGGGAACAAAGCAATTATAATTTTAGGATTTCCATATTCTTTAATGTATGCAAATATTTTTAGTACTTGTGCTGTTACGCTATCTCCATGCATAGCAACAGAAGAATAAGATCCTCCTACACTTTTAATTATTTTTTCATGCCATAGGTCTTCTAGGTCAAGCCCCCAGCCATAAGTAACTGAGCATCCAGAGAATAGGAAGTCTGGGTTTCTTGTAGGCTCTGGAGATCTAAACCCATACCTATTTAAAGATATTAGCTTCTCATCTCTTATCATGCTCCATGGAGTTTTTCTAATTTCTGGATTTATCGTGTAATATATCGATGGAATTAAAAAGCTGTGATGCTGTATTAAACCTGAAGATATTTCATCAACAATTACATCAACTAGCTCTTTGCTTTTATACTTCATCTTTTGCTATTGAGTCTTCAACTATTTGCTGAACATATTCAGAAAAATGTTTTCTTATGGCACCCATAGGTCTTGATCCAAAAGACTCCCATATCCTCTTATACTCTATAATATTTTGTAATGTTGTTGGGCATACAATTATTCCGTTGTATGATTTCATTGTTGTTGGCAGAGGCACATGCTTACTGCAACACTTACATTGTTTTGCCATTTCTTGATATTCGCTCATATTATTTGCATCCTGTCCATTGCGTCCTTTAAATGTTCTGGCATTCTTGGGGCTTTAATCATATTATATCTTGATGTTTCCCCATCTGCATCTGTATTAAAGTCTTGATCATAACTCATTGATTCATAAGTATGTATATTAATTTCATTGTTCATGTCGGGTCTAGTTCTACTAATAGAATTAAAGATAGATCCACATACAGCATCTGCTAAGTCTTTTGAACCCTTTCTAGGGTGGTCAACTTTATCTCTCATAATTTTAAGCTGAAGCAATTCATCAATAAGAAGAGGAATATGTGGCCCGTTTAATCTTTCTTCTAGAACAACCATAGCCATATCATCGTAGTGTTTCTTTGCTACAGACAATATCTCAGTGTTAATTCCGTATTGCTTTAGTTGTTGCATCATATCATGTGAGTTCCATCTGTCAAATGTACAGACTCCAATATCAAACCCACGAGTTTTTAATGATAGAATATAGTCTTTAACCTCAGTAAAGTCAACAGACTTATCTGGTGTTGGCGTCCAATATCTAACTGCATCTACCACAACTATAGGGGCAGGCTGAGAGTATTCATTTGTTACTCTAACATTAACCCATCTATCAACATGTGCTAGGGCTACGGCACAATGGTCATGCTTTTGTGCTAAATCTACGTGAATAAAATATTTCTTTTCTGGCTCTGGCTTAAACCATTCTTCAAGTCTTCCGAAGCTGTCTACTCCTAAGTGTGCTACGCTGAATGCCTTCTCAACCTTCTCTCTAGACTTAAAGAAAGCATCTACCATCTCTGGTGGCATGCATGCAAATCTTCCAAGTGCGTCAAGCATGTCTTTATAGAATTCAACCCTAAAGTCTTCAATTTTTTTAGTTGGGTTGACTTCCCAAGTTGGTCTTTTAAGTGCGTAAGTCTTAGGGTATAGGTAGGATATAATATGATCTTCTTCCCACTCAACGGTAATTTCATTTGCTTCTATTCCGTCTGGAAGATCTTCGTCCATTTTTAAAAGTTTTTTTCTTACTACTGTTTCTTTCTCACCAATTACTGACTCATAAAACTTTTGAATTGGATCATTTTTAAATCTAGGAAAGGAGAGCAAAATAACTTTTCCAAAGTCTGGGAAACGTGACATAACAGATGCACGGTACATATCATATATAGCATCGGCTGTTTTTGCTTGATCGTGGCCTGTAGTATTTTCTTGTGCAAATCCCGAAATCTCATCCAAGATAACTGCTATAACGTTATATCCTTCCCAAGCTTCTCTTTGAGAGTGGCCAGAGTGAACTGTGATTGCTTTGTCAAACTTCATTTCTGATGCTTTAGCTTCATACTTGCCTATGAACCACGGGGATCTATCAATTCTTGTCTTGAATCCCTTGAAGAAAACGTTGCTTGCTTGCTGTGCGTTAATAGCAATATTAAGAATATCAATTGAGTCGCCTGGGGGCTTGCCATAATATGAGGCAGGATCTTTTAGGCATAACAAAAGATAAACCATGTATGCAACAGAAATTGTTGAAGAGTAGTCTTTACCAGATCCCTTGCCAAGTTGTGCAATTACTTCATTGCATGTTTGCTTAAATCTACGCCTTCCTTCGTCTTCGCCATAAAGCTTAATGAGTGTTGATTCTTTGTAGATTTGAGAAGACTTTTCTATTAGCTCATACTGATGTTCTGATAAAGGAGGCAACCCTAAATAATCTGGGCTGGTTACAAAGGTCTGTAGATCAACTGGCTTTTCTTCAAACTCTTCGCCATCTAAAATATCAATTAAATCTGAAAAATCAAACGACATCTGCATCCTGAATTACTATTGACTCTACGATCCCTGTTATCTGAGAAAGCCTTTTGGCTACATCCATTTTACACTTAGGGCATCCAGCAGTTACCTCTTTAAGGATTCCTACTAGGACCTCCTGCTTTCTTTCTGTCTCTGCAATTTGAGATGCAATTTGAGTATTTTCTAATACTCCAACTGACTGAAGCATTGCAATTCTTTTTGTTTCTATATCTGCAATGAGCTTTAGAGCTCCCGCTTTCACGCTTAGCTGACCCTGTGTATCTGCATCTTCTACAGTCTTCCAAGCCTCTTTTATAAGCATTGCATAGTGCTGATCTGCACCAGAGATCGCTTCTCTTGCTCTGTCACGAATATTGTTGTCATTATGAACAACAGACTTCCATTCCTCTAAAAATTCTAAGACTTCTTTTCTAGAAAATCCTGTGAGGGTGGCAATTTGGGTTGCTGAGTTGCCTTTTAAAAGCTCCTCAACAACCTTATTCATTCGGTCAAAATGTACTGCTGGCTCTATTTCGCTCATAAAACTATTATACTTCTAGTCGACTGAAATAGCAACCTGAGCCATTGCAATACGCAATAGTATTAGATACCCAATTAGGTCATCGATATCATTATCCCCAGCAAATCCCTGAGAGTTTTTAATTCTATTTAGCTTATCATCAATTCTAACCTTTAGCTGCTCAACTGAATCTGACTGTGCAAATAATCTCATTGGGTTTAATGCTGAATCGCCGTAAGAAACATTCTTTTTGACGAGCATCTCAGCAACTTCCAGGCACTCTGTAATTATCTTATGACCAGATGGGGCGTCAGTAGCCATTAACTGTAGGTCTGTTACCCACATTTGATATCCATTATGTTTATTTGGGTATTCACTCATTTTTTTCTTAACAATCCAAACTCTTGTAAATATCTCTGTATAGTCATAGCAGAGACACCGCACTCTTTACCGATTTCTGTAACTGTTTTCTTTTGGACAATATATCTTCTATATAGCCACTCTTTACTTTGATAAAACTTCATCTCTTTGTTAGCACCTGATTAGAATAATGAGCAATTCCAAACGAATCTGCGACATCAAAGTCGTCTATTGCTAGCCCATACTTTGAGTTAAAGTAATCTACAGTTCTTTGTTTTCTCATATTCCTTAATTGATTCTTATACCAGGAATCCGCATATCCTGGATTAGTTAATCTGATTGCCGCCTTTTCTTCCTTAGTTGGATTCTTGTTTCCAATGTAAGCCTGCCATGCGGATGGAGCAATTGTTATTACGCTGGCCCCAGTTGACATTAGCTCAGCAATAACTACACCATAAACATATGATAATTTTATCACAGCATCAGGTGATCTGACAAGTATTGCACCTTCAACAACTATGTAATCAGCCTTTAATTCATCAAGCATTAATGCCATTTTCTTTTTGGCATCGTATATTTTTTCATAAATATCCTGCCCTTCAAGATTTATTTTACCCCACTTTAAAGGGATATCATTTTCCATCAGGCAGAAAGCAATAGAGTTTGTAGAGGCATCTATACCTAAAACCCTATACGCTTTTGTTTTTACTAGGCTAGCTAATTTCATTTATTATGTCCGAAACCATTTTTCTAGTCTTTGAGTAATTAATTTTTGAGCAGGACGCACATATGTCTTCTGAGTTATATCTACTCAACTCAGACTTACATTTCTTGCAATTTCTCAAAGCACCATTCTTAATAGCCTTCTTTTCATAGTACTTATCCATGATCCGCTTATTAGTAGCCACTCTGCAACATTCATCAGAACAATACTTCTGGTTATGAGTCTTTGCCTCAAACTCATTCCCACATTCTAAATTTGCACATATCATATTTTTGGCACCTCAAATAGCTCAATCTGAACTGTACCTACTGGTGTTTCTTTGCTATAACATTCCTTTTTAATTGGACAATAAGTGCATGGCATCTTAGACTTAGTTGCACCAGCGGGTCTCATCGGGATGTCTCCATCCTTAAAGTTGTCATACACCTCTTGCATCCATAGGAACGTATCTTCAATTATTTTAGTATTCTTTTCATTCATTGAGATTGGAATAACAAGTATCTCTTGGGTATTCTTATTCTCATACAAAAAGAAACCCTCTTTAGCATTCTTTAGCTTCATGTATGTAAGAAGCTGTAGCATGTGGTTTGCCGATGACTTCATCTCTGACTGTCTTGTATCCCAAACCTCTTGCTTAGCCGTCTTGATTTCACCAATTACGGTCTCACCATCGTACTCCATAATTAAATCAATAAACCCACGAATAGGTGGGTACTCATTAATTATCTCTTCTTCTTCTGCTCTCCACTCAGGCATGCTAGAAATAAGTTTTTGAAGTCTTTCATGGGCTTGAGTTCCCTGTGCCATATTAGCAACAGCAACAGCATCATTATCATCAATAAATACTGCACCGCTAAATGCCATGTACCAGTATCTAGGACAATTTCCATGACCATAGCCAAGCGAGCTTGGGCTAAATGACTTCTTGGTCATGTTGCCGTCTGCTCTTTTAGTATTGCGATAGGCCTCATCAAGAAGATCAGCAAATCTTTCTGGATCAAAAAATTTACCTGTATGCTTCTTAAACTTAAGGTTCTTTACAATATCTCTAGCCATTTATGAGTTGTACCTAACGACATACTTAAGTGCATCTACAAGTTTGTCTATGGACTCCTTTACTGAATAGTAAACGTTTTTCTTATTATTATTTACAGTTCCAGCCTTGTCTTTAGCAATTGTTGAATACACTGAAGACATGACTGCAAACTTTGTTGACATGGCCTGAAGCTCCATAATCAGCATGGGGGCTTTAGCGGAAGGAACATCTGGATTCATTAATAGCTTTACTACAATAGATAAAGCCCTGTCTAGATGTTCATCTTGCATAAACTCATGCAAATCATTAAACTCAGTGATATCACTGATTAACTCAAGAGTGTTCTTATCTTCCGCCATTTTTCATCCTTTTGTCTAATTTATCAATGAATAGCCCCATAGGGTATCCAACACTGAATCCTACCATAAGTCCTAGAAGAAAGTAAATCATCTCAATCTACCATCTACGTAGATGTGATTCTCCTTCGAGACTTCTACTTTTATAGCAGGGTTTACATCCTGCCATTCCGTTCCTTCAATTCTAACTTCACGATCATACATACCAGTGTCCACCTTCTTTTGAACATCTGCATCTACAATCTTAAGCCATTCTTCTTCACCGTGCTCAGCAATTCCATCTGCCCATTCTTTTGAGCCTGGATAATCCCACTGAGCAAAAACTCTAACGAAGACCTTTTTGTTTCCGCCTGTTACTGCTTTTGCTGAGTGCCAGTAAGGTATGCCTGATGGGAAAACCGTTACGTCTCCTACTCCAGGCTTGTATGTAATTACCTTCGGGATCTCATCAATTTCATTCAAGAACTCAACGTCTCCACCCTCATAATCATCGTTTACGTAGATTGTAATTGTGATAATTTGTTGAGCTCGTGGCTGTCCAACTCTATGCTTATGTGCATCAGTATGGAATGTAATTGCAAGCTTCTTTTCTGGGTGAATATCATGTTTTAGGATTTCAATAACTGAGTAATGCATTCTTGTTGCACCCTGCTCATTAAGTTTCCAATTATCGATGTAGTCTGGCCAATATCCTGAATCAGACCACTCATCAATATAATCCTTAAATACCACAGCAAATGTGTCATAAAGCTTTTGTCTAAAGTCATACAGAAACTCTATATCTTTATCTTCAATATTTGCAGGCTTTTGCTTAAAGTTAAAGAATGTTTTCTTTCCAAACGTGTGCCACGGAACCCATTCGTTTAAAGGAGATACATCTTCTTTTTCTTGAGGAAGAACTCCATGGTTATCTCCTCTTGTAGAAAGCTCCTCATGAGTTATCTCAAACTGGCTGGTGTCATTCTCATAAAGGTCCATCAGATCATAGAACCTCTTTAGCTCATCCTTATCAAACATATCTCTATATATAACAACTTGCGGCATTACCTGATACTTATTCATGATTTTCCTCCCAGAAATTTATTAGATCTTCTAATATTGCCCACTCTATAATTCCAAGTCTTACTTTAGATTCGGAACCTATAATAATTTTTAAAGCTGGATACATATCTCGATTTACCTTGAATGTATCTGTACATATCTTTGCCCAGTTATCCTTGTTTAGAGTAAAAGACTTACCTACTTCTTTATAATCTACAAGAAACTGTTTCCACTGAGCATCGCCCTTTTGATAATCCCCACGACCACTGTTCTTCTGAGCCTTAGCCCCATCTCTTTTTACTTCAGCTCTTTCGGACATCATCCAACCTTGTACTTTGTCTCATGATTATCCTTGCACGTCCAAAACATTTCCATGGTTTGGTTATTAAAATAATATCTATCTACGTAAAGATCACATTTTGAGCAAGGCCGAATCTGCTCTATAACCTCAACTCTTTCATCAAGAGGCACTGTTTCAAGAGTAGATTTATTTAAAAACTCATTAAGATTTGGCATCTATATCTTCTATCAATTTAGAAACTACATCTGGATTGTCTCTTAAATACTGAACAGCCTTAGCACGACCTTGAAGTCTTTCTCCATTAACGGTATACCATGCTCCGCCCTTTTCAATTGCGCCAACCATTTCTGCAACATCAAGAGTTTCTCCAACCAAGTCAACCCCTAGGGTTTCTCCTTGATAGTAGAAATCGTATTGTCCAGATAGGTTAGGGGGGCCGAGCTTGTTGTAATCAATAATCCAATTGACTGGTCTGCCAACCCTTTGTTCAATAATTTTGTCACCGACCTTAATGCCAGCTTTGATAGCGTTAGCCTCAGCCTCAGAAGACCAAAGCTTAATGACGGTGGAAGAGAAGAACTTGACTGCCATTCCTCCTGTCGGTATATGGGAGGCATGCATAGATCCAAACTGATTTCTCTGCTGTGAGATGAGTACCAATAGTGTGTTCTTGTTTGCATAATTTAACATCTTGACTGCATGAGTCATATCCTTTGCTTCTGCTCCGATTTGCTTGGTGTCCTGCAAATCCTTCATTTCATTTCCATCTTTTTCAAAATAAATGGCTGGCAGCAATGCTGAAATAGAGTCTACAACAATAATGTCAACCCCTGCATCCATTAGCTTTGTGGCAACATCTACCATATCGTTAACTGTCTTTGCTGGAGAGTAAATAAGAGAAGATGAATCTACTCCTAAAGTTTCAGCCCATGTCTGATCATAAGATGCTTCTGCATCAATCCAAGCGCATGTCTTGCCTTCTTTTTGTGCCAGAGCTATCATCTGCAAGCAGAATGAAGACTTTCCTGCAGATTTATTTCCCCATACAAGAACCTGTCTTCCATAACCAAGTCCTCCCTTTAGGGCCATGTTTAGCCCAATGCTTGGAGTCTTTTGCTTTTCAACCTTTACGTCTTGTGCTGCTTTTACTCTTGCTCTTGTTTTTGGATCTAATCCTGCTAGGATGTCATCAATCGCTATAGTCATCTGTTATCTCTCTCTTTGATACAATTATATCATTAAAATAAATTGCCGTGAAGCTTTGGACGAGACTTATTTATTTGCATTTTATTAAATAAAACCTCATCTAGGCTGTGTGTAATAAATCCACCATTGTGCATTGCTGCAAATAGATCCAACAGTCTAATAATTACATCAGACATCTCTTCTACAATTTCTTCAGATCCTTTATTTTTTCTGATTGCCTCTAGAATTTCAGTAACCTCTGAATGTACAAGAGCTAACTTATTGCCTATTTTATCGTGATTAATTGGGCCCTGCCAAAAACCTTTTTCTATAGCGGTTTCATGAAGCATGGCTGCCAAAGCATCCAGTCCATAGTCTGTGACCAGGTAAACCTCTTCGTCTGGTTTCTCAATCATTAATTTACTCAGCATCCTTGTGTACATCTTGCTCCCTAAGTTTAAATAAAAATGTCTGCTTATCAGAATCATAATCTACTTGCAACTCTTTGTCTGCTGTTGCAGCATTTATAAAAGATGAGCTTGGAACAGAAATTTCTTTTTGCTGTTCTAGTATTGCAACAAGAATTTTTGATACATTTAGCGATGCAAAAACATCAGATGGCTCTTGATTTGTCATTCTTTCTCCTCTAGGAATTTAATACCATAGACGTTCCATGGTCTTCTTATTGAAAAAAATCCTACAGTCTCATTATTTTTCTGAGTATGTATACCTTCTTCATAACTTACTACTCTCATTGTTACTTTATCTGTTTTAGGGTTATACTGAACATTAACATGCCCACCTATATCCTTGATATAGTCCCTAAAGTTTTCATCGTACGGATTTACAGAAGTATCACTTGGTGGCATATCATATTTATTTAAATGAATTAGCTCCTTGCGATCAAAAGTAAATTCCCCAATATTCTCAAAAAGAAGTGTTAGTAAAACAGAAGAGTTTAGTCTATTAAACATCTCAGTAACTTGCTCATTTCTTCTCTCTGTTTCTTCCTGTGTTAGCGTTACTCCGTCATCATGGTAGTCAGAGGGCGTCCAGTTAGCTTCCATTTTTATTCTCCTTATGAGTGTGCATAGTCATTCCATCTTGATCTAACGCAGACATACCCTATGCAATCAGGCTCAGACATCTTATCGTCAGCCTCTTCCCTAGACATAAGGGTGAAAGTAAACTCATCAGATCTAGAATCAAACTTAAGCTGCACATACCCGCCATTTTCTTTTATATAGTCCATATATGTTTCCATATATGTATCTATTGCGCTAAAGTCTTGAAGATCTTCTGGTTTTTGATACTTTAAAATATTTTCTAGCTCCGACTTACTGATGTTTACTGGGCCAGTAGCCTTTAATACAGCAGTCAGCATGTTAGAAGCATTTAGTCTTTTTGTTATTGTCTCAATACTGCTTGTCATAATATCTCCTTAATATTTAATGTGCCATCGTCTAGCTTTCCTAGAACAACTTTACATTTCATTCCTTCTCGCATCTTAGCAAGTGTCATTTTATACATTGCTGGGAACGCAATTGCACGTGTAAGAACCTTATTCTTATCTGATAATACTATATGGCTCATCTGCTTGCCAGCCTTTGTTGTGTATGGTGTGAAGTTTACCACAATGTACTCATCATCTTCAAGGTCATACCCTTTACTATAAAGATAGTCCACAAATAGATCATTGGATGATGGGTCAATATCACTGACCTTAATATACCTTGATATTCTATTATCTCCAACTAGAATAAAGTACATCTGGTTTGTTTCAATCTGTGTCTGCTCTGTATGGAATAGGCCAACTGTACCTGTCTCATCAACAAGCTCTACTCTTGCCCACCCATTTCCACGCTTAATGGACTTTACCATTCCAAACATAACGAATGATCCTAAGTCGTCAAACTCTTCAATCGGTCTAGCCTGAGCTTTAATTCTTGGAGGAATTCCTTCAAGGTTAAAGCTTGGAATACCTAGGTATTCGTAGTAGTTGTCTTTTTCATTTCCTTGCCTTTTGTTATCAGGGAACGCAGCACCGCCGATGGCGTTAAGAGCAGTAATAGCACGGCTATTAATGCCAGAACCTTTCTTTGATGCTTTCTCAATAAAGTCAGCATAGTCACTGTATGGTCTTCTTTCTATAATTTTGTTTGCAATGCTGTCTGAAATAAATTTTATTTCAGCCAAGCCAAATCTGATAGAATCTTTCTGTAAAGAAAAGTATAGATCAGATTCATTGATATGTGGAAGTAGAACCTTAAGCCCTAATCTTTTTGCCTCAATTAAATATTCTGTTCTGGCGTCCTTATCATTTTCGTTTTTAAGAATTGAAAACATGAACTCAAGAGGATAATAGGACTTAAGCCAAGCAGTATAATAACTAAGCATAGAGTAAGCAACAGCATGGGAGCGGTTGAAAGAATAACCAGCATGAG